TTGTCGGTGTGCTTGTGCACAAACCCGAAGGTAATACCGGCATCGTGCGCGGCACCGATGAGCGTGGATGCATCGCAGTCCTCCTCGAGATAGACGGTCTGCCCACGCTGGTAGCTGTATGACGTGATCTTGTGCTCGATGCCCAGCTTGATGAGGACAGAGCGTTTGATTGCAACCCAGCCGTGGCCGGGGTCGTTGTAGACGTTGAGTTTCATGCTTCTTCTCCTTGGTTGATTGCTTGGTTGAATGCCGCCTCGTTTACATGGGCGATGAACGGTTTCCAGCTTGGGTTCACTGTGTCTCGGTAGTGCTCGACGTGGGCTATGTCCGTGAAGATGCGCCGTGTCAGCAGTTGCACTACGTTGTTCTCGTCAAACCCCATCAGTAAATACACCATGCTTCTTCTCCTTGGTTGAACGGGGACACAGCGTCCCCGTTGTTGGTTGATTAGGCGTTCACCGGAGTTCCTCCGGTTACGCTCACGCGCAGACGATCTGCTTGACTTCCTTACGAACTACTTCTTCCGTGAAGCCCGTGGTCACGATGCGGCACAGTGGGCTGTCTGGTTTCACATACGCCATGATCTGCACGCTGATGGTGAAGTCGCCCACCTTGTCGTCGTAGCACCGCTTATCGAAGCGCACGTCCTTGTTGGGCAGGCTGTAGGTGTAGTCGGCCGTCGTGGTCTCCCAGTCGATGAAGCGTTCGAGCAGGTTGGTGAAGCGCTTGTCTTTGAATGAGTCGAGGTCGAACACGTGCAGGTTGATGAACACGCTGTTGCTGAAGACGGACATGGCCAGCGTTGCATCCTTGCGCACTTTGGGTGGGAGCATCTCGAAGGCACTCTTGACCTCTGGGTGTTTGAGCAGGTTGGCTTTGAGGGCTAGGCGTTTGACCTCTGCACGGTTTGTACGCACGGCGTTGGCCACTTGCTTGGAAAATGTAGACATGGGGAAATCTCCTTGGTTTGAAAGAAAATAAAAGGGAAAAAGAAAGTTGATAGGGAAAGGCACTGAGCCGCAGTGCCCACGGGATCGGGGACAGGTTGTCCCCGTTACTTGCGTTGTTTCTTCTCGACTTGGGCCAGCACGAAACTGCCCTCGACTTGGGGTTGGTAGAAGCTGATCGCATAGTTAGCGGCCGACTCGCCGGGCACGTACCACACCCAGTAGGTGTGCTTCTCTTTGTCCATCGCCTTCATGAGGTCGTGCAGGTCATCACCCGAGCGCCAGCCGAATGCGTTGACGCACAGGTAATGAAAGGTGGGTTGCTTGTGTTTGATCATGGTCTCTGTCATGTCGATGTAAGTTGTCATTTGCTTTCTCCTTAAAGAACACGTTGCCACACCGACACCACACGCTGGTTGTCGGCAAGATCGTCGAATGCGTAGGCTTGCGCCTCGCTTGAACTCAGGGCGTTGTACTCAAAGTACTCGCGGTCAATTTCCCCATCGCCAGCGGTCTCGATGACCACCACATACTCGTTGAATCCACTCATTTGCTTTCTCCTTGGGGGCAGGGTATATGCGGCATGGTGTGCGGCCCCGCAACGCACACCAACCGATTGGGGACAACTTGTCCCCGTTCATTCTTTCGCCGTATTTCGCAGGGCCAACAGCATTCGCTCCCTGCTTTTCTCGCTCAGGTTGAAGCGTGCCGCCTCCTCCCGATGTGCCCGGATACAGGCCAGTACCAGAATGATGTGCGGCTCAGGCACACCCTTGTATCTGAGCGCCCACTCCATCTCCCGATAGGAGCCGCCCTTGCCCGCCTTGCGGAACTTCTTGTAAAAAACAACCGGGTCTTTACTCATCGCCAATCTCCTCGTCGTTCAGTAACCCATGCCATGTGATGGGGAATGGGGTGTTGTCTCGCTTCTCGTGCAGTCGAGCCTGCGCTCGCTTGATCTGGCGTATCTTGTGGCCGATCCGGTCACGCTGGGTCTGCAACTCCTCCAGCAAGGCGTCTGACATCCCGGTGCTGGGCTCGTACGCCACATGCTTGGCCTGCAAGGTCTCCAACTCCTTGGCCATTGCCTCCTCCAGCATCGTGCGCCGACTGCGTTGCGAACCCTTGGGAATCTTGCGCTCGAACGGCACCTTGGTCTTGGCCTGCTTGCGGTACGGCACAGCGGCGAACAACTCCAGCACCGGAGCCCTCGCCTTGACCGGCACCCAGTCAGCCCAGTGCTCACCCTTGGTGACGAACTTCCACTTGCCCCGGTCTTGCTCCTGCTTGAGCACCTGCGTGGGCGTCATCGAGGGATTCAACTCCACGAACACATCGAACTGCGACAGCAGACGGGACAGCACCACGGTGTATGCCTCGTACGCCTCACGCCGGGCCACATCAGCGTCCTCCAGCGCTTCGCCCCGAATCTCCTTGCGCTTGATGTAGTCCAGCGACGACTTGGCGATCTCGATCTCTCGCTTGAGTGGGGTACGAAGGTAGCGCCAGTACGTGACCGAGCGTGTCTGCTTGAGCTTGAGCCCCTTCAGTGCGGCCCGCTCTTTGGCGATGGTCTTGACCTTCTCCTCGACCTGCTCGGGGTCGTACCCGTAGCCTTCAAGGATGGTGCGTATCTGGGCGAGGGTGAACCTCTTGAACCCGTTGGTTGCAATGCGTGGCTGAACCATGTGAACTCCTGTGGTGTTGAACGGGGACACCATGTCCCCGATGTGAGTAGTGTGCACGCAGAATCTCTTTGTGTCCACCATAATCTTTTGTGTGTCCAAGAATATAGAAGGCGGTCATTTTCTCAGGACGGTCGCGAGCCCAATAAACACGTGGCTTTCCACGTTTGTGTCACAACTAATATATCTGTGGGGATAGTGCTAACCCCAAACCCTTAAAGTACGTCTTTGCTTGGCTCCGGAAACGTGGACGTATAGAGAGATATATATCTATCTATCTATAATATATTTATATATATATTAGGTGTGACCAACTTGCCGAACGCTAGTATCCATGCGGGTTTGCGGCTGTCTGTCAGAGTGAATGCCTTCAATAATGTTGGACTCAAAAAAATTGCCTCTTTTTTAAGCAACTTTATGCATGGATTGCATAACGGGGACATGCTGTCCCCGTTCCCGGTGCTCAGAACAGTTCACGCTGTGCCCCGAGCTGGGTCTTCCACATCTCGTACTCACGCTGGCTGGTGAAGACGAGCCCGTGCCTGTTGAGCTCTGCCTTGCGGAAGACGTGGATGTGGTGGCGTGAGCCGTAGCTGATGGTTTGCAGGTGGTACGCCTGACCACGGACTTCGACTGTGCCCTGCTCGGACACGATGGGGTTGGTGAGGTTGCGCATGATGGGCCTTTCAGTTGTGGATGGGGAAGTCAGCGTTGTACTGGTCGAGCACAGACTCACGCGAGTCGATGTCAAAGTAGTCACGGTCTTCGATGAGGGCGTCGCACTCGGCAAGCATTTGGGTGCGCTGGATGTTGAGGATGAGTTGCTGGGTGAAGGTACGCATGGGAATCTCCAAGGGTTTGACAGGAATTGAAACAGCGGGGCCAGCTCCTGCTGACACCGCCACAGAAAAACAGGGACAACTTGTCCCCGATCACTTAGCGAAGGCTTGAGCCAGCGCTTTGGATGCCAACGAGCGAGCGCCCTCGTACTCCTGCGCCAACTTGACCAGCTTCGCGGCGGCGGCGAGCAACTCAGCGGGAATCTCGATCTCTTCGGTGGTGTTGTTCGACTTGCCAGCGATGGCGCTCACCAAACGGCCCAAGGCTTTGCGGCAGGCTTCGTAGTTGGCATGGGTCTTGTCGAGCACCTTGGTGCCTGTGGCCTTGCCAGCACCGTCAACCAGCGGCACGGCGTACTTGGGGAAGCTGGCCACGTCAGGCAACAAGGCGGCACGGACGGCCTCGGCGGTCTGGCCCTTGAATGCCTTCTGAAGGTCTGCGATGCCCTCACCGTAGGCGAAGGCGGCAGTGATAACGGCGTGAACTGTGGAACGTGTAGACATGAAAGACTCCTTGAATGGGGACACCTTGTCCCCGATCGGCTAGAGAACCATTCCCTAACCGATGCCTCTATTGTATGGAAGGGGGTATTTCTAAGCATTACAGGCAGGGGAGAATGGCATACCTAAGACCCCACCGTACCCCCACCAAGCCATGTACAGCAGAGAGACCGTCGTCCACATGAACACTGTTCCGCAGCCGCACAGACCATTTTGTAAAAACTTAGACAACTCCAAGACAACCACCCCCACCCCCCGCATTTCCCAGACCCACCCCCTTGCTTAATTTTTAGGCAGTGCCCAAAAATTTTATAAAAATTGTAAGAATCTCGAGGACGAAAAAAACCCCCCGGGCCTTGCGACGCGGGGGGTTGAATGGGTCTTGACCCAAGGAGAAGCAAATGCATAAATCAAAAGATTGCAGCACTGCCAATGTGAGTGTACACTTTGCACACCGGGACTGCAACCCGCCAACCGTAAGGACAAATGCTGGACCACCTCATTTCAACCGATCTGGACCCCGTCATCTTTCAAGAGATGCCGGATGACTTCGTGCCGATGGCCAAGGCCACGCCAGCACAGACGATTGACGCCAAGGTTGCAACGGCCGACTGGCTCAAGGACTTGGGGCTGGATGACGACAAGGTCAAGACGGAAGCCGAAACGCAAACGGCCCGGGCAGCTTTCGCCACACTGACAACCGGCTCCACGCCAGCATCCATTCAGTCAGCGCTCACTAACATACAGACGCCCAAGGCGGTACAGCACTTGGTGGGCATGCTCACCGCGTACGACTGGGAGTTCGTCAACCAAGCCAAGGAGCTGCGCGGGTACGCCGTGGCCAAAATCCTTGAAGAGTGCGAGAGCCCCAACCCCAACATCCGGCTCAAAGCGCTGGGCCTGCTGGGCAAAGTCACGGAAGTGGGGCTGTTCACTGACAAGGTAGAGGTCAAGCAGACCGTCATGACCGACGCCGAGGTTGAGCAGCGCATCAAGGACAAGCTCAACAAGTTCATGGGTGTGATCGACGTCATTGACGTCTCCACAACCCCGGACGACATTCCCGAAAACGGCTCTTCATACACGCTGACACCAGATGAACCTGTCCAAGCTGACAACGCTGACAAAGCGTGAGTTGGAAGCGCTGCAACGCGCTTTGCCGACGATGTCCGTCCAAGAAAAGATGGAGCTGCTGGACGATTTGGAGCTGCGCGAGTCCCGCGCCCGGCTGGCCGCTGCCCAAGACAACATGCTGGGGTTCGCTGCGGCCGTCTATCCGGGGTTCAAAATCGGGCCGCACCACCGAAAGCTGGCCAAAATCTTCACGGACGTGATCGAGGGGCGCAAAAAGCGCGTCATCATCAACATCGCGCCGCGTATGGGCAAGTCCGAGTTCAGCTCATACCTGTTTCCTGCCTATTTTTTAGGCAAGTACCCCCAAAAGAAGATCATCATGGGGACGCACACGGCCGGTTTGTCCGAAGACTTCGGCCGTCGCATCCGAAACTTGATCGACACAGAGGAGTACCGTGAGATTTTCCCCCAAACAATGGTGGCCGACGACCAAAAGGCTGCTGGTAAATGGTCTACAAGCGCTGGTGGTCAGTACTATGCTGCTGGTGTCGGCGGCGCTCTTGCTGGTCGTGGTGCTGATCTGTTCGTTATTGACGATCCCCACTCGGAGCAGGACGTTAAGACCAACTCACGGTTGGCTTTCGACACTGCGTGGTCTTGGTTCCAGACGGGCCCGCTCCAGCGACTGATGCCGGGCGGGGGGATCATCGTGGTCATGACGCGCTGGTCCTTGCTGGACCTGACCGGGCGCTTGATCAGCTACCAGTCCAAGAACCCAGAGGCCGAGCCGTGGGAAATCGTGGAGCTTCCGGCCATCTTGCACGAGGGTGCGGAGAACGAGAAGTCGCTTTGGCCCGAGCAATGGCCGCTGGCCACCCTCAAGTCCACCAAGGCCGCGCTGGACCCTAAGTATTGGAACGCCCAGTACATGCAGCAGCCCACCGCCGAGAACTCGGCCATCGTGAGCCGCAAGATGTGGCGCATATGGGAGCAGGACGAGCCGCCACGCTGCGACTACATCATCCAGAGCTGGGACACGGCCTTTGAAGTGAAGAACAACTCCGACTACAGCGCCTGCACGACGTGGGGCGTGTTCTACAACGAGGAAGAAAACGACTCGCCGCAGGTCATCCTGCTGGACGCATTCAAGGACCGCATGGCCTTCCCGGAGCTCAAGCAAGTGGCGCTCAAGCATTGGAAAGAGTGGGACCCAGACGCGTTCATCGTGGAAAAGAAAGCGGCCGGTGCGCCGCTGATCCAAGAGCTGCGGGCCATGGGCATACCGGTCCAAGAATTCAGCCCCAGCCGGGGCAACGACAAGCTGGTGCGCCTTAACGCGGTTGCGGATTTGTTCAGTTCGGGTAAAGTCTGGGCACCCGACACGCGCTGGGCCCGGGAAGTGATCGAGGAAATGGCGGCGTTCCCCGTTGGGGAGCACGATGACTTCGTGGACACGACCACCCAAGCACTTTTGCGGTTCCGGCAAGGCGGCTTCATCGCGCTGGACTCGGACGAGAAAGACGACCGTTACTACCAAGCACGCAAGGCTGCGTACTATTAAGGATGCCCCATGGCTACAAATTTTGACAAAGCAATGTTTCAGCAACCCCGAGGTCTTGAGGACTTGGCGGAAGACATCGACCCCATCGAAATTGAGATCGTTGACCCCGAAGAGGTGAGCATCAAGGTCGGTGACATGGAGATCGAGATCGAGCCGGGTGAGCCCACCATCGACGACTTCGACGCCAACTTGGCCGAGTTCCTTGACGACGGCGAGCTGCAGACCCTTGCAGGCGAGTTGGCCGGTGACATCGACAACGACCGCAACAGCCGCAAGGACTGGGAGAAGGCGTACACCGAGGGCCTCAAGCTCTTGGGCTTGAACATGGAGGAGCGCACGGAGCCGTGGAACGGTGCCAGTGGCGTGTTCCACCCCATGATCACAGAAGCGGTTGTCAGGTTCCAGTCAGAAACGATCACCGAGACGTTCCCTGCTGCCGGACCTGTGCGCACCAAGATCATTGGCAAAGAGACCCCGCAGAAGAAAGAAGCCGCGCTGCGTGTCGAGGCTGACATGAACTTCCAGCTCACGGAGGTGATGAAGGAGTTCCGCGCTGAGCACGAGCGCATGCTGTGGTCGCTCCCCGCCACAGGCTCCGCGTTCAAGAAGGTCTACTTCGACCCAAGCCTTGACCGCCAAGTGTCGATCTTCATCCCGGCCGAGGACATCCTGCTGCCCTACGGCACGTCCAACATCCAGACTTGCTACCGCCTGACGCACCAGATGCGCAAGACGAAGAACGAGATCATCAAGCTGCAAGAAGCTGGCTTCTACCGTGACGTGGAGATCGGTGACCCGGACAAAGCCATCAGCGAGATCAACAAGGCCAAGGACAAAGAGACCGGCTTCAGCGATCTGAACGACGACCGCTTTACGCTGTACGAGTCCCATGTGGACCTGTACCTCAAGGGCGACCCGCTGTGCGAAGACGAGTCTGAGATTGCGCTGCCGTACGTGGTCACCATGATCCGTGGCACCAACACCATCTTGTCCGTGCGCCGCAACTGGAACGAGGACGACGAGCTCAAGCTCAAGCGCCAGCACTTCGTTCACTACCAGTACATCCCCGGTTTTGGTGCCTACGGCTTCGGTCTGTTCCACCTGATCGGCGGCTTCGCCAAGTCGGCCACCAGCTTGATGCGTCAGTTGATCGACGCCGGTACGCTGAGCAACTTGCCCGGCGGTCTGAAGACACGCGGCCTGCGCATCAAGGGTGACGACACCCCGATCGCTCCGGGTGAGTTCCGTGACGTGGACGTTGGCTCGGGCGCGATCCGTGACAACATCATGCCGCTGCCGTACAAGGAGCCAAGCCAGACGCTGTTCCAGCTCTTGGGCACAGTGGTCGATGAAGGTCGCCGCTTCGCCGCGACGGCCGACATGAAGGTGGCGGACATGGGGGCCAACGCTCCTGTGGGCTCCACACTGGCTATCCTTGAGCGCCAGCTCAAAGTGATGACGGCCGTTCAGGCGCGTGTGCACTACTCCCTGAAAGAAGAGCTGCAGTTGCTGGCCGCGATCATCCGCGACTACACAGACGACGAGTACACCTACGAGCCCGATGGCGAAGAGGGCCCCAAGGCCAAGGCTTCGGACTACCAGCATGTGGACATCCTGCCTGTCAGCGACCCGAACGCCGCCACGCTCAGCCAGCGTGTTGTGCAGTATCAAGCTGTGATCCAGATGGCCCAGATGGCACCGGACATTTACGACCTGCCTGCCCTGCACCGGGGCATGCTGGACGTGCTGGGCATCAAGAACGCCGAGAAGCTCGTGCCAATCGAAGACGACATGAAGCCCAAGGACCCCGTGTCTGAGAATCAGGCGGTGCTCAAAGGCAAGCCGGTCAAAGCCTTTTTGTACCAAGATCACAAAGCCCACATTGCTGTGCACACCGCACCGATGCAAGACCCGACCATCATGGCGCTGATTGGCCAAAACCCCAAGGCTCCGATGATCCAAGCAGCCATGATGGCGCACATTGCGGAGCACGTAGGCTTTGCGTACCGCCAGCAGATTGAGCAACAGTTGGGCATGCCCTTGCCGCCCGAAGACGAGAAGTTGCCGCCAGAAGTGGAAGTGGCGCTGTCGGCCATGATGGCCCAAGCCGCTGTGCAAGTGTCGCAGCAAAACCAAGCCCAAGCCGCTCAGCAACAAGCACAGCAGCAAGCCCAAGACCCGGTTGTTCAGATGCAGATGCAAGAGCTGCAGATCAAGCAAGGCGAGCTGGCGCTGAAAGAGCGCAAGCTGCAAGTGGATGCCGCAGCCAAAGCCGACGAGCTGGAGCTGAAGAAGCAGGAGCTGGATGGCAAGCTGGAGTTGGAAGGCTTCAAGGCTGGCCAGCAAGCGCAACAGGCAGAAAAGCGCCTGCAAGGCGAACAAGAACGCGAAGGTGTGCGCATGGGCGCTGACATCGCAAAGAACAAAGCACAGGCTGCGTTGCAAGCGGCGCAGATATTGGCCAACTCACGAAAAGGAAAGTAAGCAGAAATGATACAAGACTTCGCACGCGTATTGCGCGACCAAATACGCACCGACATGAACAACTACGCCGACGACTTGGCGGGTGGGGCATGCCGCAACTTTGACGAATACCAAAAACTCTGCGGAATCATTCAAGGTCTTGCGACCGCAGAGCGTCATCTCCTAGACCTTGCGAAGAAAGTAGAGCAATCAGATGAGTGAAATCATTCTGCCCCCGGGCATTTCCTTGCCCAGCCACATCCAGCCGGTCGACAAGCCCGACGAAGATGCAGACAACGACACAAAAGCCAGTGCGCTCCCGACCCCAACAGGTTGGAAGATTCTGTGTGTTGTGCCAGAAGTCGATGAGAAGATCGCGGGCACGTCCCTTGATCTGGTCAGAGACACCGCCACCATGCGTCAGGAAGAACATGCCACAACGGTTCTTTTTGTTTTGCGTGTCGGCGCAGACGCCTACAAAGACCAAGCGAAGTTCCCCAACGGCGCGTGGTGCAAAGAAGGCGACTTCATCCTTGTTCGGACCTACACAGGCACCCGGTTCAAGATTTTTGGAAAAGAGTTTCGCCTCATCAATGACGATCAGGTGGACGCTGTTGTGCAAGACCCTCGCGGACTGACCCGCGCTTGAAGGAGTAGAAATGGCAGAAGCATTTAAGTTCCCTGACGAACAGGACGAATCCCAAGGCCAGACGGTTGACCTCGATGCCGGTGACACGGAAATCGAGATTGAAGTCGTAGACGACACCCCTGAGCGCGACCGTGGCCGCAAGCCGCTGGACCGTGAAGTGGCGGACCCCACGGACGAAGAAATCGAAAGCTACTCTGACAACGTCAAGAAGCGCATCAAGGACTTGACCCATGCCCGTCACGACGAGCGCCGGGCCAAGGAAGCGTTGTTGCGTGAGAAACAAGAGCTGGAGCGTCTTGCACAGCACATGGTGGCGGAGAACAACAAGCTCAAACAGTACGTGAACAACGGCTCTGAGCACTACGCCGCGTCCATGAAACACATCGCTGAAAACGAAGTGGACAAGGCCAAACGAGCTTTGAAAGAAGCCAACGAGTCCTTTGACACCGAGGCAATCATCGCCGCTCAAGAAGCGTTGATGGATGCCAAAATGAAGGCAGAGGCCGCAAAAAACTTTCGTCCAACCCCTTTACAACTGGACGAAGATACTGTACAAATCCCACAAAACCGCGAAACAGCACCCGCAGTCGACGAAAAGACCCTGCGCTGGCAGGCAAAAAACCAGTGGTTCGGCGCGAATGGTTTCGAGGAACTTACCAGCTTTGCACTAGGGCTGCACCAGAAACTAGTCAATTCGGGCATTGACCCGCGAACTGAAGAATACTTCGAGAGGATTGACTCTCGCATGAAGTCGACGTTCCCCGATGTTTTCGGTGACGATAGGCCAAAGTCCGGTGATAGCTCCAAGAGGCGCTCCACGGTTGTAGCTCCGGCGACTCGTTCGTCAGGAGTTCGGAAAGTGCAACTGACGAACACGCAGCTTGCGTTGGCGCAGAAGTATGGATTGACCCCGCAGCAATACGCTGCTGAAGTTGCTAAATTGGAGAAATGACAATGGCTGAATTGACACAAGACCGGACAAATCGTGACCTGAAGTCACGCGAGAAAACTGCTCGTGCTGTATACGTACCGCCGAGTGCGCTGCCTGATCCGACTCCCGAGCCCGGGATGGTTTACCGCTGGGTTGCTACGCACATCCTCGGTCAAGCCGACCCGACAAACGTGTCCAAAAAGATGCGTGAAGGCTGGGTGCCAGTGAAAGCAGCCGACCATCCAGAGCTCATGCTGTTGGGTAGTGAGAAGACCGGCAACGTCGAAATCGGCGGACTCATGCTTTGCAAGATGTCCAAAGAGCAGGCGCAGTCCCGGGACGATTACTACAACAACCAAGCGCAAACTCAGATGGAATCCGTTGATAACCACTTCATGCGAAACAACGACCCGCGCATGCCACTGTTTGCAGACCGAAAGTCTTCTTCCAGTCGCGGTGCTGGTTTTGGTTCTGGTTCAAAGTAACAAGGAGTCCTTAAATGGCATCTACCGCTGCACCATACGGCCTGCGGGCCGTAAACCGTGTTGACGGTCTCCCCTACGCAGGTGAGACACGTCAGCTTTTGATCACCCCCGCTGGCTATGCCAGCAACATCTTCAACGGCCAAGTCGTGAAGATTCACACAGACGGCTACATCAACATCGTCACCGAAACCGGTGGTACTGGTGATGCGTTCCCTGCTGGCACCATTGGTGTCTTCGTGGGCTGCTCGTACACCAACACCCAAGGTCAGACTGTGTTCTCGCAGTACTACCCCTCGGGCGCTTTGAACGGCGTGGCGTACGTTGTGGATGACGACCGTGCTGTGTTCCAAGTCCAAGCTGACGGTTCTGTCGGCCAGACTAAGCTGGGCCAAAACGTGTTCTTCGCTGCTGCACAGAGTTCTTCTACTGGTTCTACCCAGTCGGGCAACTCGAACTCGGCCGTGAGCGCAACTGCCCAAGCTGGCACCGCCGCTTTCCGTATCGTTGGTTTTGCAAACAACATCACTTCTACTGTGGGCGACGCCTACACTGACGTGTTGGTGAAGTTCAACATCGGCCAGCATTCGTACACCAACGCCACCGGCGTCGCCTGATAAGGAGTCTGAATCATGGCAATTTCACGCGCACAACTGCTCAAAGAGCTGCTCCCCGGTCTGAACGCCTTGTTCGGTATGGAATACGCCCGTTACGGCGAAGAGCACAAAGAACTGTACGAAACAGAGAAATCTGAGCGTTCGTTCGAAGAAGAAACCAAGCTGGCCGGTTTTGGCGCTGCTCCTGTCAAGAACGAAGGCTCCGCCATCGCTTATGACAACGCGCAGGAAGCCTTCACTGCTCGCTACAACCACGAAACCATCGCACTGGGCTTCTCCATCACGGAAGAAGCTGTTGAAGACAACTTGTACGACAGCCTGTCTGCTCGCTACACCAAGTCTTTGGCCCGTGCCATGTCCTACACCAAGCAAGTGAAAGCTGCCGCAGTCGTGAACAACGGCTTCAACGGTTCTTACGCTGGCGGTGACGGTGTGTCGTTGTTCGGTGTGAACTCTTCGAGCGCCCGCGTTGGTCACCCTCTGGTCAACGGTTCTGTGAACTACAACAGCCCAACCGTGGGTGTGGACTTGAACGAAACTTCGTTGGAAAACGCTGTGATCCAGATCGCAGCTTGGACTGATGAACGCGGTCTGTTGATCGCCGCCAAGCCCACCAAGATGGTGATCCCTCCAGCACTGATGTTCGTTGCCAAGCGTCTGCTTGACACCGAGCTGCGTGTCTCGACTGCTGATAACGACATCAACGCGATCAAGCAGATGGGCGCTATCCCCGGTGGCTACACTGTGAACCACTTCTTGACCGACAACAACGCTTGGTTCCTGTTGACCGACGTTCCAAACGGCCTGAAGCACTTCGAGCGTACCGCCCTGTCCACTTCGATGGACGGTGATTTCGATACCGGCAACGTCCGTTACAAGGCCCGCGAGCGTTATAGCTTCGGCTGGTCTGACCCATTGGGTATCTGGGGCTCTTCGGGCTCTGCCTGATACTAGTACGTAAAGTACTCTAAAAGGGCCCTTCGGGGCCCTTTCTTTTTGCCCTTGTGGTGGGTGGCGGTTATGTGTTACATTACCTGTTACTAAGTCACAGGAGCCAATATGGACACAACCAACCTACCCAAAACCCGGGCCGAGGCCAAAGCTGCAGGCGCAACGCACTACTTCACAGGCGAGCCCTGTAAGCATGGGCACATCGCACCACGCAAAACGAAAGGTGCGTGCGTCGAATGTCTGAAGGTGGAATGGCAAGCGGCAGCAGACACACGCGCCGATTACTTCAGGGCGTACAACCGCAACGAAGAGGTCAAGGACCGCAAGCACGCGTGGTACCAAGAAAATCGTGAGCAGGTCATTCAAGCAGCCGCAACACGCCCCGCTGCAATACTGCGGGAGTACCGTAACAACTGGAAAGCAAACAACAAAGTGCAGGTGTTGGCAGACAACAAAGTCCGCCGCCGTAAGCACAGGGATGCCACCCCAAAGTGGCTTTCCAGAAGGCAAAAGTCAGAGATTCGGCAGCTCTATCAAATTGCCATCACCATGACGCAGACGACTGGCGAGCAGTATGTCGTTGACCATATCGTCCCGCTGCGCGGGGAGTTCGTGTGCGGCCTTCACGTGCCGTGGAACCTGCGCGTCATCACGCAGGGAGAGAACTTGAAAAAGTCCAACAAACTCGTTGACCACACCGAACCGCAGTGATATAAACGAACCACCCCCGGACTTTCCGGTGTATCTGACGGCTCCGGGCCGACGTCATGCAGACAGATACGCCTTAACCGCATGAGGAATACATCATGGCAAATACTACCTTCTCCGGCCCAGTCGTATCGCAAAACGGCTTCGTTGGTAACATCACAGGCACCATCACCGGCGGCGTCATCGGCAGCGTCACTGCCACCACTCTGGTACTCCCCACATCCACTGCCGCCGCTATTGGCGCAATTGGCAACGCCATCAACACGACTGGCAAAGTGATTGGTAAGACTGTTGTGGACCTCGCCACTGGCCTGCAGTACACCGCCACCGGCACCGCTGCAAACTCGCCTTGGAAAGCTTCGGACGGCACCACATCCGTCACACCCGCTTAATTGATCCCCGGGGCTTCGGCCCCTGTTTTGAAGGAGATTAATTATGACGATGCAAACCGATGTCAAAGCCACCTCGTTAGCCGCGTCCGGTGCGGTGACGACGTTTCGCGCCCGCTTGCGTAGCTTGGTGATCGAGCCCGGCGCGTCTGCAGGCAGTGTCACCATGAAAGACGGCGGAGCCAGTGGCACAACGCTCTTTACGCTGAACACGGCCGCAGGCGGTGAGACGTTCAACATTCTGATCCCAGCCGAAGGCGTGCTGTTTGCAACAGATATTTACGCCACGCTTTCCAACACGAAAGTGACGGCGTTTTATGCCTAAGAGTCCCGCATGGCAACGCAAGGAAGGCAAGTCCGAGAAGGGCGGTCTGAACGCGAAAGGGCGTGCGTCTTACAACAAGGCCAACCCGGGCAAGCCCGGGTTGAAAGCACCCCAGCCAGAGGGCGGCAAACGCCGCGACTCTTTTTGCGCCCGTATGGAAGGCATGAAGAAGAAGCTGACCAGCGAGAAGACGGCCAAAGACCCGGACAGCCGGATCAACAAAAGCCTGCGGGCTTGGAAGTGCTGAGTCATGGATTTGCCAGTCTGGAACACCGTCCTGTCGTTTGCTTCGGCGCTACTCCTGTTTTGGGTGAAAATCTCCCATGACGAGGTGAAGCGCTTGTCCATTTTGCTCAGCAAGACTCGGGAAGAAAACGCCGAGAAGTTTGTGGCCAAGATGGACATGCACAACGACATGAACCGCGTTATCCAACGCCTTGACCGGCTGGATGCCAAGCTGGACGAGTTTATGAAGGAGCAGCGAAGTGCCCTCAGTTAGTAAGAAACAACACAATTTCATGGCAGCGGTGGCGAACAACCCCGCATTTGCCAAGAAAGCAGGCGTCCCACAGTCCGTGGGCAAAGATTTTTCCAACGCGGACAAGGGCCGCAAATTTTCAAAAGGTGGCGATATGAAAGAAAACATGAAAACCGTGACTAAAGGCGCTTCCAAAATGGGCGCGGTCAAAACTGCTGCCCCCAGCAAAGACGGCGTGGCCACCAAGGGTAAAACCAAGGGCACCATGATCAAGATGGGTGCAGCCAAGCCTCTGGGCATGAAGCGCGGCGGCAAAGCCTGCTAAGGAGCTGCCATGAAACTCGGTGACATTTCCCCCCTTGCGGGGATGATGACCGGTCAAGGCATGACTGGTAAGCTCATGGCCAAAGGTTTTGGTGGGGCGTTGCCGTCTGCCATTGCCCGTAGCGGCCAACGCGATGCCGCCGAAGAAGAGCGCCGCAAGGCAATCGAAGCGGCAGCGCAAGGCCGGAAGATGAAAAAAGGCGGCGTGACACGTGCAGACGGTTGCGTCACCAAAGGCCACACTCGCGGGAAGATGGTGTAAGCCATGATGGCCAGTCGCGGAATGGGGGACATCGCCCCCTCCAAGATGCCCAAAGGCGTGAAAAAAGCACGCCGGGATGACACCGACTTCACGCAGTACGCTGAAGGCGGCAAAGTCAATGCTGCGGGCAACTACACCAAGCCCAGTCTGCGCAAGCGGATTGTGTCCGAGGTGAAGTCCGCAGCAACCCAAGGCACAGGAGCTGGCCAGTGGTCAGCCCGCAAAGCGCAGCTCGTGGCCAAGAAGTACAAAGCAGCCGGAGGTGGCTATCGTGACTGACGAATCAGATGTAGGTTTTAAGGTTAACCCCCAGTTTCTGGTACTGGACAAACAGTTTAAGGGGGCGGGCGCTCGTTTTTCCGCATCCAAAAAACTGGATAAAGACTCAGAAATTAGCGCGTACGCGGACCTGATGGCAGGGAAGCCCGACGGCAGGGATACCTTTGTAAAACCCCAGAAGTTTGGGGTTGAGTACCGCAAGACGTTCAAATCGGGCGGCAAGGTTTCGGCCTCCTCCCGTGCTGATGGTTGCTGCGTCAAAGGCAAAACCAAAGGCACAATGAGATGAAAGCCCCGCAAAAATCGCTCAAGGATTGGGGTGACCAGAAATGGCGCACCAAGTCCGGCAAACCGTCTTCCAAGACGGGGGAGCGATATTTGCCCGAAGCTGCCATAAAATCGCTGTCACCGGCTGAGTACGCTGCCACCACCAAGGCCAAGCGTGCTGGCAAAGCCGCAGGTAAACAGTTCGTGGCGCAGCCTAAACGCATCGCCAAGAAAACAGCAGGGTTCAGATAATGGCTACTACTTCCGGCGTTTCAGCGTTCAATCTGGATTTGACAGAAATCGTCGAAGAAGCCTTCGAGCGATGCGGGGCGGAGCTGCGCACGGGTTATGACCTGAAGACAGCACGCCGCTCTCTGAACCTGATGTTTGCAGACTGGGCCAACCGGGGCCTGAACATGTGGACGTTCGAGCAAGGCACGATCGCGCTGACGGCGGGCCAGAACACCTACGCGCTGCCAAGCGACACGGTGGATTTGATCGAGCACGTGATCCGCACCGGGGCCAACAACGTGGCCACCCAAGCCGATCTGACGATCACGCGCATCAGCGTCTCGACCTACGCCACGATCCCCAACAAGCTGCAGCAAGCCCGCCCCATCCAGATTTGGGTGCAGCGCCTGAATGCCCAGACAAGTCCCACAGGGCTTCAGCTTAGCGGCGCGATCACGTCCACCGCGACAACCATCACGCTTGACTCCGTTGTGGGCCTGCCCGCCGCCGGGTTCGTCAAGATCGGCACCGAGATCATCGCCTACGGGTACATCTCCGGCAACACGCTCAACAACTGCGCCCGAGGCCAAGCCAACACAACGGCCGCAGCCCACAGCAACGGTGATGCGGTCTACTGGGAGCAACTGCCTGCAGTGACCGTTTGGCCAACCCCGGACAACACCCAGCCGTACACGCTGGTGTACTGGCGTCTGCGCCGCACACAAGACATCGGTGGCGGTGTCAACGTGGCGGACGTGCCTTTCCGGTTCATCCCCTGCATGGTGGCAGGCTTGGCGTACTATCTGGCAATGAAGCTGCCCAACGCAGCGGATCGCATGCAAGTGCTGAAAGCTCAGTACGATGAGGCGTGGCAGCTTGCCCAAGACGAAGACCGTGAGAAGGCCGCTGTGCGGTTCGTGCCACGGCAGATGTTCATTGGGAGCGGCACGTAATGGGTAATCGCTATGCGTCAGGCAAGAACTCGATCGCCATGTGCGATCGTTGTGGGTTTCAGTTCAAGCTGACCGCGCTGCGCAAAGAGGTGATCAAGACCAAGACGTACAACCTGCTGGTGTGCGATTCTTGCTGGGACCCAGATCAGCCGCAGCTTCTGCTGGGCATGTATCCGGTGGATGACCCACAGGCGGTGCGCAACCCTCGCAGGGACACCACGTATGTGACGGCGGGCACCAATACAGACGGTTTCAACACCGGGGGTTCGCGGGACATTCAGTGGGGCTGGAACCCTGTTGGCGGTTCCCGGGGTTTTGACAATGCGTTGACGCCAAATAACTTGGCTTTGACCGTGGAAGTTGGTACAGTTACAGTTCAAATAGGAGTCTGACATGGACAAAAAAGACCTCGCGCAAGACAAGAAGATGGTGAAGTCGGCCGTGCGCAAGCATGAAGCCCACATGCATCCCGGCAAAACACCGACCAAGCTGAAAGCTGGTGGCAAGACCAACAGCGATATGCTGCAGTACGGCCGCAACATGGCCAAGGTCATGAACCAACGCAGCCCCGGTAAGAAGGGAGCCTGATATGGCAACTAAAGCTGGACGCCCCGTTCCGTCGGGGGAAAAAACCACAGCAACTCGTGTTGCTGGCCCACAACCTCGAACTGTCGTTACCCCAGTGGTCGGCGTCGAGCCTGCCAAGAAGACCATGCGAGACACCAACGTGTCCGTGGCCAACGTGCGCAGCCAAGACTACCCACCTACCAAAACCAGCGGCATCAAAATCCGTGGCACTGGTGCAGCCACCAAGGGCGTGATGGCTCGTGGCCCAATGGCGTGAGGTCTGAATGAACTACACCGAGTTGAAAGCGGCGATCATCGCCTACACAGAAAATCAGGACGCTTCGTTTGAGGCGGAGATTCCTGTGTTTGTGGAGCAGGCTGAGCAGCGCATTTTCAACATGGTGCAGTTCCCATCGTTGCGCAAGAATGTGACGGGCTCTACCACCAGCAACAACAAGTATCTGGCATGTCCTTCGGACTTTTTGTCGGTGCACTCGCTGGCAGTGGTGGATGCTTCGGGTAACTACGAGTACCTGCTCAACAAGGATGTGAACTTCATCCGGCAGGCGTACCCGAACCCCAACGACACGGCGTTTCCCAAATACTACGCTCTGTTTGGCCCGCAGTCCAACGACATCAATGAACTGACCTTCATCTTGGGCCCAACGCCAGACGCCACCTACGTGGCCGAGCTACATTACTTCTTTTATCCACCGTCGATTGTGACGGCCGGGACTTCTTGGTTGGGTGACAACTTTGACAGCGTGCTGCTTTACGGTTCGCTGGTCGAGGCGTACACCTACATGAAGGGTGAAGTTGACATCATGCAGGGCTACGACATGAAGTTCAAAGAAGCCGTAGCATTGGCCAAACGTCTGGGCGATGGACTGGAGCGTTCCGACAGCTACAGAAGCGGCCAGTACCGTTCGCCACCGCTACCTCAAAACAGAGGGGTAAACTGATATGTCAATCGTACAAACCGCAACCACTTCGTTCAAAGTCGAGCTGCCGCAGGGTGTCCACAACTTTGGCCCCACCTCGCCGGACACGTTCAAGATCGCTTTGTATACCGCCGCTGCGGACCTTGGCTATGCGACAACCGTGTACAGCACCTCCAACGAGGTGACTGGCGCGGGCTATTCGGCCGGTGGCAACACGCTGACCATCACGACCACGCCTGTGGCGGCAAACAACAGCAGCAACGTGCCCACGGCATACTTCAGCTTTGCCAACACTTCTTGGACTGGCGCTACGTTCACGGCCCGTGCGGCTTTGATCTACAACAGCAGCGAAGGCAACAAGTCTGTGGCGGTGCTGGACTTTGGCTCCGACAAGACCGTCAACAACGACACTTTCCAAATCATCTTCCCAACAGCCGATGCCAACAGCGCAATCGTGCGAATCTCTTAAGGAGCCATCATGGAACACAGCAAAGCAGCCGACAGCGTTACCGCAGGCATGACCACAAACCGCGCTGGCGGTGAGCGCGTTGGCGCGGGCGGTGTCTTCACCGTCACTTGCGTGGGCGCAGACGGCAAGGAAAAATGGTCCGACTCGTTCCACAACCTCGTGGTCAATCAGGGTCTGCAGGACATGAACAGCAAGTACTTTGCCGCTTCGGGTTACACCGCCGCTTGGTACTTGGGTCTGGTCGAAGGCCCCGGCTCCGGCACAACATTCGCCGCTGCCGACACACTGGCCTCGCACGCTGGCTGGACTGAGTTGGTGCCCGGCACTGCTTACACTGGCAACCGCAAGGCTGTCACGTTTGGCACGGCCACAACGGCTGATCCATCGGTGATCACAAACTCCGGCAGTCCATCCTCGTTTGCCATGCTGGTGAACAGCACTGTGGTGGCTGGCGCGTTCTTGGCCAGCGTGAGCAGCGGCACTTCCGGTATCTTGTTCTCTGCTGGTGACTTCACTGGCGGCGACAAGACCGTGGACAACGGCGACACCCTGAACGTCAGTTACTCTTTTTCCCTTGACGCGGCATAACTAGATGGATACACTCTAAACTTCAATGTTTGGAGTGATCATGACAAGTTTTAAACGGCTTCTTGGAGTTTGGCGGACCATGCACAACCGGTGCTACAACAAAAAGCAGAAATGCTACCCCGACTACGGTGGCCGGGGTATTGTTGTTGATAGCCGCTGGCATGGCGCAGATGGCTTCCAAAGCTTTTTGAAGGATATGGGTGAATGCCCCGAGGGTGCAACGCTTGATCGCAAAGACAACTCCGGGCCGTATAGCCCTGAGAATTGCCGGTGGGCAACCAGAGCAGAGCAGGCAAGAAACAAACGAAACAACCGGTTCATCACCGCCAACGGGGAAACAAAAACACTTCGAGAGTGGGCCAATTCGCTCAAGTGTTCACCTGCTGCAATTTTGTACCGGATAAATAAAGGCATGGATGAGGAAAAGGCGGTTACGATGCCAATTCCAAGCAGGCCAAATTCAAAACTCACACTGGAGCAAGCCGTGTACGTCAAAAAAACATACCCAACTTTGTCGATGCAGGCGCTTGCAACTCAGCTTGGCGTGAGCAAAAAGTCAATCCTCAATATCGTGCACGGAGTAACTTTCGTGGACGCAGCCTGATAGGGGCAAGTGGTGTTTGGTGATGTCACTTTTGCCCAAGCACCCTTCGCCTCTTTAGGCGGGAATACGTTCGCCGCCACGCAACCAGAAGCCGCTGCAGCGGTGGCTTCCTTTGAGGCCCCAAGCGTCATTCGCGGCGGCATCATGAGCGAGACTGCTACGGGCCAAAATACCCAATCGGTCATCGCCACAATGGTGGCTACGCAGGCTGAAACATCCTCTGCATCCAGCGTTCAGTCGGTCATCGCCAACATGGTGGCCAGTATGCTGGAGCAGGGCACGGCCACAGACGCTCAAACGGCCATCGGTACGTTCTTGGCATCGCAAGCAGAAAGCACCAGCGCCACAGCCGCTCAAACAGCCATCGGTACGTTCTTGGCCGCGCTGTCGGAAACAGCCACAGGTTCGGACTCCATGAATCGGGGCTTGCTGATTTCAGTGGCAATTGCAGAGAGCGCGGCGGGCACGGCAACTCAGGTGTCGCAGGTCATCTTCAATGGCTCCATCGCGGAAGCTGTGAGCGCACTGAGCACATTTGGCGTCATCAAAATAGCCAACGTCTACCCAACCGGCGTGCAGCTCACCATCAGCATCGGAGGGGCGCTGGTCTGGGCGGTAATTGACGACAGCCAGAACCCAAACTGGCAAAATATCAACGACGTGCAGTCCCCCGGCTGGACGCAGCTACCGTCGTAAGGACACAAAATGGCATTGGCACTCAAAGATCGCGTCAAGGAAACCACCACCACAACTGGCACGGGCACGGTTACGCTGGCCGGTGCAGCTTCGGGCTTCCAGTCATTTGCGGCGGTGGGCGACGGCAACCAGACCTTCTACGCCATCGTGGACTCAGCTTCCGGCGACTGGGAAGTTGGTGTTGGCACATACACATCCTCCGGCACTACGCTGTCTCGCACCACGGTGGTGTCGTCCAGCAACGCAGGGTCCTTAGTGAATTTTGGCGCTGGCTCCAAAGACGTGTTTGTCACATACCCATCCTCACGGTCGGTGTATCTGGACGCTGCGGGCTCCGCCGTCACCACGCTGGACATCGGGACTCTGGGCACCAGCACGGCCAACATCACCACGGCCAACATCACGTCCGGCACGGTGTCCACAACTCCGACCAGCGGCAACGACATCACCAACAAGACCTACGTTGACACCTTGGCGGCGTCCGGCATTCACTTCCACCAGCCCGTAATGGTTGAAAGCCCAACTAACCTTAACGCAACTTACAACAACGGCACTGCGGGTGTTGGTGCAACGCTTACTAACGCGGGAACGCAAGTTGAGTTAATTATTGATGGCATCTTCACATCGCCGGGTGATCGCGTTTTGGTTTATAGCCAAACCAATCCAATCGAGAACGGCATTTATGTTGTCACAGTTGTAGGTACAGTTTCTACAAATTGGGTGCTAACACGCGCCAGCGATGCTGACACCTATGTAATTAACAGCGCAAACGGTCTGAGCGAAGGTTCCACGGTTTTTGTTCAGTTGGGCGCGACAGGCGCGGGTGAGACCTACACCTGCAACACAAGCGGCGTCATCACGTTTGGCACGACCAACATTACGTTTGCCCAGATTTCATCAGCGCAGATTTACAGCGCGGGCACGGGCCTGAGCCTTTCTGGCACGCAGTTCAGCATCACCAACACGGGCACTGCTGGAACTTACGGCGACGCCGCCACGGTGCCGGTGATCACCACCAACGCACAGGGTCAAGTCACAAGCGTCACTCCCACAGCCATCGCCATCTCGGGCGCAGCGGTCTCGGGCAACATCTCTGGCCAAGCCGGATCGGTGGCCAACGCCCTGACAGCGGGCACATACCTGACCGCTGCTGGCACATACGACGGCTCCGCAGCCCGAACCTTTGCGGTGGACGCAACTGACGCCAACACAGCTAGCAAGGTTGTAGCTCGGGATGCCTCGGGTAACTTCAGCGCGGGAACCATCACAGCCACACTGTCCGGTGCAGCTACAAGCGCAACCACAGCAACCAACCTCGCAGGCGGCGCGGCCAACCAGATCGCGTACCAGACCGGCTCGGGGGCAACGGCTTTCGCTACGGCCCCATCGGCATCCAACCAAGTGCTGAACTGGAACGGGTCTGCGTTCACATGGAGTGCAGGCACCATCTCCGGCGTGGCTCTGGGCTCAAACCTGAACACCCTGACGTTTGGCACCTACCTGACCGGCACGAGCTACAACGGCTCCAGCGCCGTGACGATTGCCACCAACGCCACCAACGCAAACACAGCCTCGACCCTTGTGGCGCGTGACGCTTCGGGCAACTTCAGCGCGGGCACGATCACTGCGACTTTGAGCGGTAATGCCACGACAGCCACCACTGCGGCCAACGTAAACAACGGCACCCTGACCATGAACGTGTCGGGTACGGGCCTGTCTGGTTCGCAGACTTTCACAGCCAACCAAGCTGGCAACGCCACGTTCACCGTCACCTCGAATGCCACCAGCGCAAATACAGCAAGCACAATCGTTGCCCGGGATGCCTCTGGCAACTTCACTGCTGGAACGGTATCCGTCACAAGACTCACTGCAACCCCGAACACATCCGGTGTCAGTACTGGCATTACTGCCGTAAACGGGGATATGACTGCGTACCGCACCGGCGGCACAACCGGTGTGATTTACCTCAGCAGTTCAGGCTCCAATTATCTCTATTGGGATGCAACCAACTACAACCTAAACGGCGGCAACTTGGTTGTCACGGGTAACGTCACGGCCTATTCTGATGAACGCCTGAAAAAAGACTGGGCCGATTTACCTGCCGACTTCATCGAAAAATTGGCAAAGATCAAGCACGGCACGTACACCCGCATTGATTCCGGCGACCGACAGGCTGGTGTATCCGCACAGCGAATGCAAGAGTTTCTGCCAGAGGCGGTTCAGACTGATGAAAAAGGCAACCTCTCCCTCGCATACGGTAACGCTGCGCTGGTCGCCGCTGTAAAATTGGCCGAGCGTGTTGTCGCACTCGAAGCCCGGTTAGCCGCCCTTGAGGCGAAAGGATAATCATGTCAAGCACCTTTTCCAACCTCAAGTTCGAGATTATCGGCAACGGTGAGCAGTCGGGCACATGGGGCACCACGACCAACAGCAACATCGGCACGGCCATCGAGCAAGCCATTGTGGGTATGGCAACACTGGACTCCGGGGACTTCACGGCCAACGTGGCTACCCTGACGCTGACCAACACCACCGCCCTGCAAGATGCCCGGGCACTGTGTCTGAACATTGCAGCAGGCGCAGTATCCGCAGCGGGCACGATCAACGTCCCCGCCATCGAGAAGCCCTACATCGTCATCAACGACTCCAGCTACGCGGTCACCGTGAAGGTCTCCGGCCAGACTGGCGTAGCGGTCCCTGCTGGCACCCGCACCATCGTGTACAACAACGGCACGGACGTGGGAACCCAGCTCAACTGGCTGAACTCCCTGACGCTTGGCACAGCCCTGCCCATCGCCTCTGGCGGTACAGGTACAACGTCCACCACCTTTGTGAACTTGGCCACCAACGTCACCGGCACATTGCCTGTGGCCAACGGCGGCTCCGGCGGCACCACTGCAGCAACGGCCCGGACAAACTTCGGCGCTACCACGCTGGGCGGCAACCTGTTCACCATCAGCAACCCGAGCGCGGTGACGTTCCCTCGGTTCAACGCAGACAACACCGTCTCGTCTTTGAACGCTGCGGACTTCCGCACGGCCATTGGCGCTGGCTCTGGCGGCGGCTCTGTGACTTCGGTCGCTGGTACGGGCACAGCCAACGGACTGACGCTCTCGGGAACCGTGACATCCTCGGGCAACATCACTTTGAGCGGTTCCGTCACAAGCCTGACAACAACCAACTTCACCATCATGGAAGAAAGCGGTAAGCTCGTGATCAAGTACGGCGGCACCGTGGTGGCCTCGTTCAGCAGCGCGGGTGCCCTGATCTCCGCAGACAACATCACCGCCTACGGCACCCCATAAGGAGCAAGCATGACAATGCCAGCAAGCGGCCCCTTGAATATGGGGGGCACAACAAGCCCAGTTAGCGTTGCCGCTGAACTTGGCCTGAGCCTGACCGCGACCATTTCGATGAACCAAGCCAACGTCCGTACCCTTGCGGGCGTCGGAGGCAGCGGCACAACGTGGAGCATGAGTTCTCTGTACGGGAAGTCGAACGCTTTGAATGTCGAGTATTTGGTTGTTGCTGGCGGCGGAGGCGGCGGCGCTTGGATTGGAGCTGGTGGAGGTGGTGCTGGCGGGTATCGTACGCAGTCAGCCGCTATTGCAAAAGGTACTGGTTTTTCTGTTACGGTTGGCGCTGGAGGCGCTGGCTCCACAAATATTGGAAGCGATGGTTCTACCTCGTCTTTCAACAGCCTTGCCTCAACAGGCGGGGGTGGAGGGGCGAATAGTTACAACAGCGGGTCTTCTGTGGGCAGGCCGGGCGGCTCTGGCGGGGGTCACAGCGGTGCGGGTATAGCAGGGCAAGGAAACAATGGCGGTCCATATACGCAACCCTGCGGGTATCCAATAGGTGGCGGGGGTGGAGGCGCTGGAGGCGCTGGATATAGCAACGGTAGAGGTGGTAATGGTTCGGCATGGCTAAACGGCACCACTTATGCGGGCGGCGGCGGCGGCCAATCAACTCTATCCTACGTTCCTCCGGGTGGTACGGGCGGCGGCGGCAACGGAGCTAGTTCTGGGTCCGTGACTTATCCAATTGCCGGGACTGCCAACACTGGCGGCGGCGGCGGTGGTGGCTCTGTGGGTAGCGGCGGTAGCGGGGCTTCTGGCGGCTCTGGTGTTGTGATTATTCGCTACGCTGGAAGTCAAGTTGCTACTGGCGGAACAGTCACTTCAGCCGGTGGGTACACCTACCACACCTTTACCTCTTCGGGGACGTTTACAACATGAGTCATTTTGCGCAAATTGATGAAAACAATGTTGTCCAGCAGGTGCTGGTCATTGATCAGGCTGAGATTGACACAGGCAATTGGGGTGACCCGGCCACTTGGGTTCAAACCAGCTACAGCACTCATGGCGGGGTGTACTACACCCCAAACAGCAACCCACCAACGCCAGACCCGGACCAGTCTAAAGCGTTTCGCAAAAACTACGCAGGGGTTGGTTACACATGGGATGGTGTAGGTTTTATTCCGCCAAAGGCGTACCCATCATGGGTCATGAACAGTTTTTCGTACCTCTGGGAAGCTCCTGTGCCAATGCCAGAGCCAAACAGTCCGCCGTTTTACGAGTGGGATGAAGCCACAGTTTCATGGGTGTTGGCACCAGACCAACCCCAGCCAATCCCAAGCACAGACAACCCCGGAAGTGCACCCGATGTTATTGGCTAAACCCCTTAATAGCCTTGGCTCCATCCGTGGGGCCATGTACGACTTTGAGAAGGCTGGAGACGTCCTTCCGAAGCACAACCACACCGAAGACAATGTGCACATCACCATTGTGGCGCGTGGCAAGATCAAGGCGTACTCCCATGATTGGGAGCTGGAGGCTATGGCTGGACAGATTCTGGATTTCCGTCCCGGAGAGCCGCATGAGATTTTGGCTTTGGAAGACAACACACGCATCTTCAACATTGTCAAGAACCCTGACCTAAACGCGCCCATCGGGCCAATGGACTACCAACAGGAGCAACCATGAAACTGATCGCCATCATCCTCTGCGCCCTGTCCCTGACGGGCTGCGCCACTGCCGAGTACCAAGCCTATGCCGAAGCTCACAAAGCGCAAGCAGCGGCCCAGACAGCCCGTTTCCAAGCACTGGCCCAGATCGCCCAGCAAGGCGACACCACGGCCAAGGTTGCCGCAGTCATGTCCCTGCAAATGGGTGGTGGTCAACAGAACGCTCAGATTAACGCCCCCAAGAACTGGGCTGACTACGCCATGCAGTGGACGGGTCTGTTGTTGCCAACTGTCGGCCAAATCTACACGGTCAACAAGCAGACTTCTCTTGGCATGCGTCAGTCCGACAACGCCACGGCTCTGGGCATCAGCACCAACCAAGCTTTTGTCGGCATGGCCTCGCAGATTCAAGCGCCCGCAGCCAACGTGACAACCATCGGCGGCAACGGTGTGATCGGTTCAGGTAGCTACTCGATTGGAGCAAACAGTGGAAGCAACTCTGGCAACTCTGGTCGGATTGCTGGTGGCGGTATTACTGACAATACATCTGTTCCTACCGTAGTCCCCACCACAACGACTACGACAACCAGCACACTGTCCTGCACAAACGGACCCTGCTGATGAAAGACTGGGCCGTAGCATTCTGTGCAGCGGCCCTTCTGATCGGGCTTGTGGTTTGGTGCGCAAGTGTAATCGTGCGGTTTGTATGGAGTTTGTAAATGCTTGCCGAAATTGCTGCCGCCAACGCAGCCTTTGCAGTAATAAAAGGTGCTCTGGCCAACGGCAAGGAGTTGCACCAGCTCGGCTCCCGGGTCTTTGATTACTTCGACAACAAGGCCAAGATTCAAGAAGAAGCCACCAAGAAGGGTGGTGGCTCCGACCTCGCTGAGTTCATGGCGCTGGAGCAGCTCAAGCAGCAGGAAGAAGAGCTTCGTGAGCGGATGGTCTACGCAGGTCGCCCGGGTATGTGGAACGACTGGGTAAAGTTTCAAGCTGCTGCGGCACGCAAGCGCAGAGAAGCCAAAGAGGAAGCCGCCCGAGAGGCCAAGAGGCGTCAGGAAGAGCTTGAGAAGATGGCCGAGTACATCGCCATCGGCTTGGCGACTATTGTGCTGGCTGGCCTGATGGTTGGTGGTTTTGTCATCTACATGAAGCACCTGCGATGAGCGACGAGAAGCCAAACGCCAACACAACCCTCGACAAGGTGCTCGGGTATGTGGACTCGCCGTTCAAGCTGTTTGCCATCCTTGTCATGGGCGTAGTGGCCTTCGCTGGCTACTTCCTGTGGCAAAACCAAGAGTTCATGAGGGATGCCTACAAGGAGTCCAAGAAGCTGCCAGAGATAAACACGCCTCGTGCGGATGAAGCCAGTGCCATGCTGTTCAAGCAGACGGGCGCAGCCGTTGTGGCGATCTTCAAGGTCAACCCTCTGTTCAACTCTCGGGTGGTCTACAAGGCGTACACGAAGGACGGCAGGGACAAGAGCATCGACGACATCGACGTGGGCCTGTTCACACACAGCACCCCGAACAACAACGATGTGGTCAAGCTGATGACGGCGGAAATTCCGTGTGGCCCATACCGCTACGCGCAGTCCGAGGTGGGCCTGTGGTACATCGAGAAGGGTGTGACGTTTACATGCCGGATCAGCGTACCGCCAGATCAGAACCGCTTTGTTGGACAGATCACAGTCGGCTGGCCGCAGGAGCCAGAAAACCTTGAACAAGTAAAATTCATGCTGGAGATTGCCAGCGCCATGCTAACCAAAAGGGGTAACTGATGCTTTCACTTTTCTCAACTCTTGGGGGTCTTCTGATCTCCGGTCTCCCGAAACTGCTGGAGTACTTTCAGAACAAGGCCGACCAAGCGCACGAGCTGAAACTGGCTGCGCTCCAAAACGAGCGTGAGCTGGCTATGGCCGCACAGGGCTTTGCTGCCCAACTGAAGATTGAAGAGGTCCGCACCGATCAGGTTGCCATGGAGACCGATGCCCGGATGACTGAGGCAGCTCTTGCGCACGACGAGAAGGTGCTTGAGAAGGCTTCCACATGGGTTGCCAACTACGTGGGCACTGTGCGCCCCACTGTGACTTACATCTTCGTGATTGAGCTGGTGGCGATCAACGCCTTCATGGCTTGGTATCTATACCAGACCCCCGGCCTGATCACCAGCATTGACGACATCATCCGCTACTCCGACCTGATCTTCAGCTCCGACGAGATGGCGATGCTGGGCGGAATCATCGGCTTCTGGTTCGGTAGCCGCCAGTGGAGCAAGAAGTGAAACTGAGCAAGGCAGGTGAAGACCTGATGCACAGGTACGAGGGCAAGCGCTCTCGGCCCTACCTTTGCCCGGCGCACATCTGGACGATCGGCTACGGCCACGTCCTGTACCAAGAGCAGATCAGGCTCCCCATGGTCCGGCCACCGGGCAAGACCAAAGAGGACATTCCCATGATCCGCAGTGAGTTCCCACTGAAACCGGAGGACAACCGTGTCTGGACGAAAGAAGAGATCGACGAACTATTCCGAATTGATGTCGGAACTTTTGAACGGGGTGTTCTTCGTCTTGTGCCCAGCGTGGTTGGGCGTCAAGGCAGCTTCGACGCTCTGGTCTCTATATCCTTCAATTTCGGGCTAGGCAACTTGCAGCGCAGCACCATCCGCATGAAAGCAAACCGGGGTGACTGGGAGGGTGCAGCCGATGCGTTCCGGGCTTGGACCAAGGGTGGCGGCAAGGTTCTCCCCGGGCTGGTTAAGCGCCGAGAGGCCGAGATTGCGCTGTTCTTAAGTTAAGTGCGAAAATGTCGCAACGCTGAGGTAAACCATGCCACTACAGAAAATACTGTTCAAACCGGGGGTTAACCGGGAAAACACCCGCTACACCACCGAAGGCGGTTGGTACGACTGCGACAAAATCCGCTTCCGTCAGGGCAACCCCGAGAAGATCGGCGGCTGGACACGCTTCAGCCCCAACACGTTTTTGGGCGTCTGCCGCTCGTTGTGGAACTGGATTACCATCGGCGGCGCGAACTTGATTGGTGTGGGCACAAACCTGAAGTTTTACATCAATCTGGGCGGGCAGTATTTCGACATCACCCCCATCCGGGCAACACCCACCATCAATGCCAACCCGTTTGTGGCCACGCTGGGCTCCAGCGTCATCACCGTCACGGACACGGCTCACGGCTGCTTGACCGGGGACTTTGTAACCTTCAGCGGCGCTGTCGGTCTGGGCGGCAACATCACGGCAGGCGTGCTCAATGCCGAGTATCAAGTCACTGTAATTAACGCAAACAGCTACACCATCACGGTGTCGGCCACGGCCAATGCGACTGACGTGTCTGGTTCCCCCGGTGGCGGAGCTTCCGTGGTTGCTGCGTACCAGCTCAACACTGGCCCTGAAACGCAAATTCCACTGGTTGGATGGGGCGCAGGGGGTTGGGGTTCTGGTGTTTGGGGTACGAGCGCTTCCGACCCTATTCCTTTGCAGCTCTGGAACCAGTACAACTACGGTGAAGATTTGCTATTTGGCCCCCGTAGCGGCGGCATTTATTACTGGGACTCATCTGCTGGTACGGGAACCCGTGGGGTCAACCTAACCGTCTCCGGCGATGCAGACACACCGCTGTTCCAGAACAAGATCATCGTGTCGGATTCTTCGCGCTTTACTCTGGTATTTGGCACCAACGATTACGGCTCCGCCACAATCGACCCCATGCTGATCCGCTGGTCTGATCAGGAAAACTTCCTCGTCTGGACCCCCGCCATCACCAACCAAGCAGGCAGTATCCGCCTGTCGCACGGCTCGGAAATCATCACCGCCATCCAAACCCGACAGGAAATTGTCACGTTCACGGATCAGGCGCTGTACTCGTTGCAGTACCTCGGACCACCCTACGTCTGGGGCACCCAGTTGCTGGGCGACAACATCTCGATTGCGGGCCCAAACGCCGTGGCACTGGCTTCTGGGGTGGTGTACTGGATGGGCGTGGACAAGTTCTACGCCTACGATGGCCGTGTGCAAACGCTCAACTGCGACTTGCGTCGCTACATTTTCAACGACTTCAACCAAGATCAGGCGGCGCAGGTTTTTGCGGGCACCAATGAGGGATTCAACGAGGTCTGGTGGTTCTACTGCTCGGCAGGTTCCACGGTGGTGGACAAGTACGTCATCTACAACTACCTTGAAAAAATCTGGTACTACGGCACGATGGGCCGCACCGCGTGGCTGGATTCCGGTTTGTTGAGCTTCCCGATTGCTGCGACCTACATCAACAACATCGTAAACCACGAAGACGGGGTGGACGACAACTCCACAGCCGTGCCGACACCCATTGCGGCCAACATCTCGTCCTCGGAATTCGACATCGGGGATGGCCACAACTTCGGGTTTGTCTGGCGCGTGTTGCCAGATTTGACGTTTGATGGGTCATCGTCTTCCCCTACGCCGCAGATCACCATGACGCTGCAAGGACTGCAAAACTCGGGTTCCGGGGTCACCAGCTCCGCCGGTCAGGGCGTGATCAAGGGCAGCACGTACGTCATAACCGAAGAGTTCACCGGGCAGATTTACACCCGGGTGCGCGGGCGGCAGCTCATCTTCAAGATCGATTCTTCGCAGCTTGGCACCACATGGCAGCTTGGCGCTCCCCGGATTGACATCCGTCCTGACGGGCGCAGGTAATTATGGCAACAGGACCAGTATCCAGCCGGTTAAATACCCCTGAGCCTCCCAGCCTCCCGCTGGCTACGGAGCTGTACGAGCGCCGGTATCAGGATCAATTCTCCAACGTGTTGCGGTTGTTTTTCAACCGCCTGATCAATGCGCTGAACTCGCTGCTGGGCACAAACGGGGGCTTGTACCTCCAAAACCCCCACGCCATGCTGATGAGCGATCAGGATCAGGCCAACGCCAGCATCACGGCAGCGAACCAGTTGAGCTTCAACCAGCCCGTGATCACGCAGGGCATCCGGGTGGAGAACACGGATGAAGTTTGGTTTGACAAGACCGGCCAGTACCTCGTGACGTTCCGCTTGCAGGTGAGCAACCGCAGCAACGCTGTGCAGGAGTTTGAAGTTTGGGCCGGATATGACGGCACAAATTACCCGCTGTCCACCACCCGTGTTGATGTCCCTGCCCGCAAAGATTCGAGTACGTGGGGGCACGCTGTGGTGACTGTCTCCGGCATCTTCACTGTTGAGGACCCTGACACCGAGTACCTCACCATTAAGTGGTGGGCCAGCAGCACAGATGTGTTCCTTGAGCACTATCCGGTGGGCACATTGCCTGCTCGCCCAGAGATTGCGTCAGTGATTATGACCGTCAACAGCATCTCCCGCTTGCCGTAATTGCCCAAAAAGACCCCTCGTGATACCATCCAATAACCCATTTTCAGAGAGGCGCAAATGAGCCTACACGCCCTTGCCAACAACATGGCCGCTAAAGGCCGACACGGCGATTCGATGCTGGTGCACATGACACCCAACGAAGTTGCTGGCCTAAACGCCCTTGCACAAGTGCATGGCGAGAATCTGACCATCAACCCCGAAACGGGTCTGCCTGAAGCGTTCAACTTGAAGTCCCTGCTCCCGATGATTATTGGCGCAGGCTTGACGGCTACTGGAGTCGGTGCTCCTCTGGCTGCTGCTATGGTTGGCGCTGGCTATACCGCTGCTACGGGTAGCTTGGAAAAGGGTTTGATGGCAGGTATGGGCGCGTACGGTGGCGCTGGTTTGGCAGGGGGTCTCAGTGCTGCGGGCACGGCCGCTGCGAGTACGGCCGCTCCAATTGACGCCCTTGCAGGAATGGAAACGGCTGCTTTGGAAACTGCTGCGGCTCCTGCTGCGCAAGCTACTCAAGCTGCCAGCGCGACTCCAATTGTCGATAGTGCAAACTTTTCCCAAAACGCGCCAACTTTGTTTGGCTCCTCGACGCCAAGTGCGTACTACGGCCCTTCTTCGGGTGCGGAAGCTATGACCGTCGGCAACCCCGTCAATACAGCAGCCATGGCTCCCGCAGCAGCGCCCGCGCCGCAATCGAATTTTCTTTCTGGCATGGATGCAGCGGCCCTCGAAAACAAAGCGGTCAGCGGATTTAACCCCGCAAACACGGACGCGTATACAAACGCTAAACGGGGTTTGTCTGGGCTTATGGATAACCCAGCCTCGCGTGAAGCCTTCATGAGCAATGTTGGCGGTGTAGGTGGGCTGGCCAAGTATGCTGGGGCAGCAGCGTTGCCAGCAATGCAGCCGGAAGAGCAGGAGGCCGAAAAACCTGCCGAGGGTAACATCATTGATTACAGCTACGACCCCATCAGCGGCAAGTACCGCAGGCTGCGCTCGACGCCTGCGTCGCAATACAAAAGCACAATGTATGCCAAGAACGGCGGCATCACCAGCCTTCTGAGCTTTGCGGACGGCGGCACAACTGGAGATGCAGCAGCTATACGGGCGGAGATTAAAGCAGGCCCCCAAACCCAAGCAGCGTTGGATGCCGCGCTGCTGAAATACACCCCTGCACAAATGGCAGCGGCGTTCCCCGAGTTTGGGAATGTGGCCGACTTTAACAACGCCACCCTCGATGCGTACAACCGAACGCAAGAGCAGGCCCGCCTTGCGCAGAAGCAAGCCGTTCGAGCGGACATGGCCGCAAAAGGCGAGGAGTTCAGGATCGCCAACCCCGGCGGGAACGTGACCACAACAAGCACGTCCCGCCCCACCATGTCGGCCATCCCTCAAAGCGAGATTGACGCGGCGCGGGCCAAGTTGACGCCAGAGCAGCGCAACTACATTGACTGGAAGATCGAGCAGACCGATCCAATGCAGCATGAAAGAGTTGGCGACCAGTTTGCCCGTGCGGGGGTCAACCCATATTTGGATGCAGCGGGAGCGCAAGCAGCAATTGATCGCCGCCCAACCGGTGAATGGACTGATCCTAAGTGGCGTGAAAATCTTGCCGCTGAACGAGCAGCAGAGGACGCCAGACGAAAGGCCGCTGTTGAAAATCCCGGTCCTTTTGTGACGGGCCCCGGACCCGGCCCGACAACTGGCGGCAGTGCTGGCAGCAATGTTGACCCAACCACACGCGCAATCCTTGACTGGTACAACGCAAACAACGGCCGCACAGACCCGCAAGCGCAGGCAGATTTGAACAAGTGGCTTGCCACTTCTGGGTTTACAGCGGCGCAGATCAACAAAGCGTTACCGCAATGGGGGGTTGCGGACTTGCAAAAGGCCATCGACACCGCCCGTAACCTTCAAACAGGGTCGAAACCGCCAACAACGACACCCCCAACAACGACACCGACAACAGGTGGCATAAACAACTTGCCAGTCACCAATGCGACGATCCCTGCGTATGCGGGCACAAACAGCCCCACAGGCGGCATAAGCGGCTTGCAAGTGCTGACGCCACAGGGTGTCATGGGCGGAAGCGAACGCGGCGGTACGGTCAGTAACGTCTCGCAGATCATCCCTGCGTACCAGCAGTACTGGCAGAACGCGCCTGTAGGCAGCACCGTTGATTTTGCTGGTGGCAAGCTGTCGCGGGTGAGCGGCGCACAAGCCGTGTTTACAGACAAGAACGGCAAAACATACAGCATGGGGCCAACGTCTGACCTGAACATCATTGCTGCACAGAACCCCGCTATTGGGGAGACATGGCGCAGCGAGTTTGGCATGGTTCCGCAGAACTACATGCAGGGCGAGTCGGCAAGGGCTTACGAGTTCTTGCGCGGTAACGAGCCTTACTCTGTAAACCAACAGATCAAGGGTATTGCCCGCCCCTACGGCGAGATGGCGATGGGCTTGCCCGGCGCTACGTTCGGCAGCAACGCGGTGCTTAACCAGCGCGACATCAATGAGGCAACGGCGCAGCAAAAAGCCGACCCCGCCAATAAAGGCATAAACATTCCAGCTCCGCAGTACGGTTACGGCGTGACCAATCCCGGCACGTACAACATGGAAACCGTGTATGACCCCAACACTGGGCGCTACATAACGAACAACATGTACGAAAAACCCGCAGATGTGATGGCGGATGCCAAGGATGTGAAAGAGATCGCATCTAATATCCTGCCCGGCGGTTCTCATGGCGTGAAAAACGGCGGTCTCATGCACATGGCCCAAGGCGGTCTTGGCGCTCTGGCCGGTGGCGGAGCGGCTGCGCAGTATGACCTTGGCGGCTACTCGGATGGCGGACGCTTGCTGCGCGGCCCCGGGGATGGCGTTTCGGACTCAATCCCTGCGACAATTGGCAACAAGCGCCCTGCCCGTCTGGCTGATGGCGAGTTCGTGGTGCCAGCGCGTATTGTGTCGGAGCTGGGTAACGGCTCGACTGAAGCCGGTGCCCGCAAGCTGTACGCCATGATGGATCGTGTGCAGAAGAACCGCCGCAAGTCTGTTGGCAAAGGCAAGGTGGCCGTCAACAGCAATTCGTCCAAATTTTTACCAGCCTAACCATGCCCTTTTACCAAATTGATCCCCGTGAGTTGCCTCAAGTTTGGCCGATTGCAGCCCCGTTGCTGCAAAAAGCAATTGACATCGACCCTAGCGCGATCACTATTGAGCAGGTCGAGCACTCAGTGCGAACTGGGCGCACCTACTTGGTGGTTTGGGAGGAGCCGGACGAAGGCATCACGGGCGCTGCCACGGTGGAGTTCATTGATTACCCCCGGGAACGGATTGGCCACGGCAACTTGATGGGTGGCAAAGGCATCATGCGCCCACATGTCATCGCGGAAATGTTCAAGTGGATGAAGATGCACGGAGCCACCAAAGCCCAAGTTTGGGCGCAGGGCTCGCTTGTGAACATGTACGAAAAGTTTGGGTTGGAAGTGACCCACAAAGTGATGAGGATAAAATTATGATGTGCAACCACAACTCTAGCGGGGTCAATTATGGACGGCGGTAGTTCCCAACCCACAAGCCAGTCAGTAACGCAAACGTCCATCCCGGAGTACGCACGCCCATATGTGGAGTCGATGCTGGGTAAAACTGCGGCGCTGACAAACACAAACACGAACCCGTACATGCAGTATCAGGGTGAGCGGTTTGCCCAGTTCACCCCTTTGCAGCAGCAGTCGTACTCCAGCGCAGCGACAATGACCCCAGCCTCGCAGATCGGGGTTGGTTCTGACCTTGCTGCGCAAGCTGGCAAAGGCGGCATGGACTACGCTGGGTATACCGCCAATTCGTTCACGCAACCGGGCACGGCCTCGGCTTACATGTCTCCGTACATGCAAAACGTGACGGACTTGGAGATGCAGTCTGCGCGTCGTCAAGACGACATTTCCCGTCAAGCCCGTCAAGCGCAAGCTGTCGGCGCGGGTGCGTTTGGTGGTTCCCGCCAAGCTATCCAAGAAGCAGAAGCCGCCCGGGCGTTGAACAGCCAGTTGGCAAGCATCCAAGCAAAAGGTCTGCAAAGCGCGTTTGGCAACGCGCAGAACCAGTTCAACACCGAGCAGCAATCACGCGCACAGGCTGCGGGGATTGGTCTTCAAGGTTTGGGTACAGGCTTGCAAGGGGCTTCGACACTGGGCCAGTTGGGTCAAACTCAGTTTGGCCAGCAGCAAGGTATTGCGCAGTTGCAGCAGCAGTTTGGCGCAGGCCAGCAAGCGCAAATCCAGAACATCCTGAACGCCCAGCAGCAAGATTTCTTGAACGCACAGAACTACCCGTACAAGCAGTTGGCATTTATGTCCGACACGTTGCGCGGCATCCCCATGAGCCAGAACGCACAAAGTCTGTATCAGGCCCCTGCCAGCGCGGCATCGCAATTGGCGGGTATCGGTCTGGGTGCGTACGGCTTGAGCAGGATGGCGGAAGGTGGTCGCGTGGGTTCAGGTCTGGCCGATTTGGCAATTGCCAACATGGCATAAGGAAGCATCATGGCAGTCCCAAACGTAAACGAGATCACCACCACGCTGCGGATGTTGTCTGACGAGCAGTTGCGGAAATACGCGCAGATGCACAAGGGCGATCCATACATCCTTCCGATGGCAATATCTGAGAGCAACGCACGTAAACAGCTACGTGCGGCGGGCCAAGCCACGCAAGGTGCGCAGCCTCAGCCCAAAGTGGCAGACCAAGCGATTGCGCAGATGTCTCCACAGCAGTTGCCTGAGAATGTGGGTATCGGTGCGCTTCCTGCGCCCAACATGCAGTTTGCGGCCGAAGGCGGCATCATGGGCTACGAAGGCTACGACGAGGGCGAGTCTACCTATGGCCAAGAGCCCGTCATACGCATGGCTGGCGGCGGTGCGGTTGAGCGGTATCAATTTGGTGGCAGCATTGCTGACAAGTACAAGCAAGAGTCCATGGAAATGGGCATGGGCGCTCGCGTTCAATACAGCCCTGATGTGCAAGAGTATGCGCGGGCACAATCGCAACCGTCCGAAGAAGAGCAGCAGGCATTCAGAGATGAGCAGCAGCGCATGCTGGAGGGCGGTCGTTTCCGTCCGTTCCCTGATTTACCTAGAGCGGATGAGCGCCGCGCCGCCAAATCAGAAGCAGCTTCTGCAGCAAAAGTAACGCCAACTTTCAGCAAAGACGATTACAGCGGCATGGACCGCCGCATCATGTCGGGTAGCCAACTGCCAAGCGTCCCGTCGATCTCGCCTCCCGCAAAAGCCGCACCGACCAAGGAGCGCGGTGCCGCGCCACGTCCCGGTACTGGGGCCGGACCTGCCGCCGCTGCCGCCACGCCTGAGCAATCCGTTACTGACCGTTACGCTGCCATGCAAAAAGCAATGGGGCTTACCGACACTTCGAAAGTGGATGCGGAGCGGCAGGCCCTGTACGATGCCATGCGTGCGCAGGACAAAAGCGCACTGGAAGAGTTTGAGAAAGATGTTGCTGCACGTGGCAAGTACGGCGAAGCCAAAGAAGCGCGGTTGGCCAAGCGCGAAGCTGAGCTAGGCAAGCGTAAAGACGAAACCGCAGGTCTGGCAATGCTCGAGGCAGGGCTTGCCATTATGTCTACCCCCGGCGGCTTGGCTACGGCCATCGGCAAGGGCGCTCAGACCGGGCTGAAAACATACAGCGCCGGACTCAAAGACTTGCGTGCTGCGCAGGAGAAGATGGACGACGCCCGCGACCAGATTGAAGAGTTCCGTCGCAACGAGGCCAACATGACGGCCAAAGAGCGCCGCCAGTTCAAGAACCAGATTGGCCGCACTGAGACCGACATTAAACGTCTGGGTCTTGACGCTGCCGAGAAAATGACTGGGGAAAAACGCGCTGACCTCAGAACGCTCTTTACGGCAGACCAGCAAATACTTACCACCGGCATGGAAATCAAAGGGCGCAAAGAAGCGGCGCAGATTGCTGCGGGTCCGGGGTACGAGCGCAACAAACTCTTGCGCGAAGCGCAAGGGCAAGAAGCCAAGGTTCGGGCGGAGTACGGCAAAATGCAAGCAAAGGTCATGGACACTCTGAGCAAAGATCAGGACTACATGATGGCCCCGCCTGAAAAGAAACAACTCATGCAGACCACCGCGTTGCGGCAGGCGTTGATGAACAACCCGTTCTTGGCCTCGTACGCTTCAGGAATTGGTTTCTCTTCCGCACCCGCCGGAGGGAAGGTCTACGACTTGACGGAAGACTGAGTTCTGTCAAAATAACCAACGCCGCAGTCATACCCGCTGCGGCGTTTTCACATCAAGGGTTCACACTGTTAAGACGATATGGCCAAATACCTCCAGCTTCCCAATGGCGACTCCCTCAAAGTCCCGGACGACATGTCCTACGAAGAGGCCATGTCAACTGCAAAAACAAAGTTTCCTGACCTTTTTGCCGAAAAGCCCAAAGAAGACACCAAGGGTTTTAAAGCCGCGATGTCTGCCGGTGCTACCCGCTTAGGCGGGGAGTTTGAGCTGCTCAAGGGCAAGCTGGGCATCAAGAGCGAGGCCGAGGCACAGAAAGAATACGAAGCCGCGCAGAAACGTGCGCAGGCACGCTTCACCCCCACCGAAGAAGGCTGGACTGAGGCCCCCTTCCAGAAGTTCAAAGAGACCCTTGGCGGGTCTATCCCCTACATGGCGGCTCCAGCCGCCGCAGGTCTTGCGGCTTTGGCCGCTCCCGTTACCGCTCCGGTTGCCGCAGGTCTGGGTTTGCTGGGTGCAGGCGCTGTCTCTACTGGCCAGTTCACGGGCTCCAACCTTGCAGCTCAGATGGACACGGGCAAGACGCTGGAGCAGACCAGCGGCGCTGCTGCTCTTGGCGCAGCCATTCCCCAAGCTCTTATCGACACGGCCGCGATGGCGTTGGTGCCCGGTGTGGGCAAGCTGTTCGGCTCCGTGGGCTCCAAGCTGACAACCGAGCAAGCCAAGGCGATCGCCAGCCAGACGCTGGGCAAAGCGGCCATGGACTACACCGCCAAGACAGGCGCGGCCATGGGCCGTGAAGGCTTCACCGAAACCGTGCAGCAGGTGCTCGAGCGTTTGCAAGCAGGCACAAACCTGACCGACCCCGAAGCCCGCAAGGAGTACATCGAGAGCTTCATCGGCGGAGCCGTTTTGGGTGGCGCTATTGCCCCAGTCGGCCGTGCGTTCGAGCGCGGCGGTGCCAAATCGCAAGCAGCCAAGGCCGAGCGCGAAGAGCGCAACGCGGCCACCCAAGCCGCAGCCGAGCAAGAGCGCATCGCCGCCGAGAAAGAAGCTGCTGAACGCGACACCGCTCCCTACGCCATACAGGTTGGCCAGCAGTACGACACCTTGCTGCAAGAGTTTCAGACAAAGCAGGCCGCGCTCAAGAAGCCCGGCAAAGACGCCGACCCTGCGGCAAAGGCTGAGTACGCTGACGCACAAAAAGAAGTGCAGGCGCTGAATGCGCAGCTCAAAGAGTTGGTGCCCGAATACCGCCGCACAAAAGCAATTCGTGCGCAGGCGTTGGCCGCAGAAGAAACGGCTGCAGAAGAAGCCCGTAAAGCAGGGCTGTCCCCTGAAGAGTTCGCCGCTGAACAGGCGTCAGTACAGGCAGGCATCGCGGCTCCGACCAAAGTAGCCCCGGTTGAAGGCGATCCGTTTGCCATGGTGCAGCGTGTCGACCCTGTGCAGGCGTACGTGGCAGAGCGCAAAGCGCTGGCTGACCAGCAGATGATGACGCCTCCGACCGTAGCAGACTATGCCAGCTACATCATGGCCGACCCCCTGAAGGCTATGGACGTTGTGAAGACTCAGACCCCGATGCCCGGGCTGACCAAAGCACAAAACAAAGCGCTCCTCGGTGGTCTCGAG